GAGTATCCCATAGATACAGCTTCCCAGTCACTTCTAAAGTCTTTCTTACAAAGCTCTAGGTTTACTTGGAATTCTTCTGGTTGAAGGATTCTTTCAGTTAATGTAATAGTTGCAGTATCAGTGAAATCACAAGTTGCATCTTTGATTACGTTAGCATCAGTAGCAATTTTCTTGATTACTTCTTTGAACTTTACATTTGGTTTGATTTCAATACCACCTCTGTCAAGTGTAACACCTGATAATAAAGCAGCAGAAATGTACTTGCCTGCAAATTCGCCAGCGTAAGTACTTGTAATTGATGTAGTAGTAGCCATTTTTTAATTAATTTTAGTTTTTAGTTTATTTTAAATTAGCAATTCTGTTCATTACTCTATCTCTAGTGCTCATTATCTTGTTTTGACCAAAAGATTTAAAGTTTTGTTTTACTTCCCCTTCAGGGTTGTGTGAGATTGGTTCTGAAGCTGGTTCAGCAGATAACTTTTCTATTTCTTTTTGCATAGATAGTTTTTCCTCACCGTAACCTAATTTCATTTCTTCAATCATACCTTTTAATTCAGAGATTTTAGATTCAAATTCGTCTCTTCCAACGTATTTCATTTCATCCATCTCAATTTCTTCAGAGGCTTCCTCTATTACAGGAACTTCCTCTTGTAAATCTTCAGATACAACTTCTTCAGAAGATAACTCCTCTTTTACTTCTTCTTCTTGACAAGCAAGCTCAGTAAGTTTTTGAGACATTTCTTCTTCTTCTTTAATTTGCTCAGAAAGATTTACTTCTTGATTCACCTCAACTTCTTTTACTTCATCTTTCTTAACTAAGGATAGTTTTTCCATGATGTCGTTCAAAATTGATGTAGCTTTAGTGTTTTCCATAAATTTCGATTTATAAATTAATTTATCTTAACTAATTAACTGTATATAAAAAGGTTGTTAGATTTTTATGCTTTTTTCTGTATTATAAACCATTCAGAGCCATCTGACCAAATCATTAATCCTTCATAAGAAACATTTAACTCATAATAATCAGATGAACCATCTAATGTTTGACCAGCTATAGGGGTTAATCTCACCCTTGTATTTGTGTTAAAACCTCCATTTGTTACTAGTCTTATAATTCTGTTTGTGTTTTTAGAAGTTGTAGCATCTGGCAAACTTAAAACCATATTTCCAGAACCACCTGACCAGCTTAATTTAATCATTCTTGAGTCATCATAAAGAGAATCGTCTAAATCAAGATTAACACCATCAGAAGCAGTAATATCTGTGTTATGAATATAATTTATAACTTGACTTATAGTTGCTTTTTTAGTTTCGCTACTTTGAACTACTGCAAAACTTTCTGTTCCTTGTAATTCTGTAGCTGCATTTAATTGTGATATTTTTTTTGACATTATTTATAATTTTATATTGTTACCGTTTTCTTGTAGTATGTTTCCTCCTGATTCTAATAATAAAACACCTACTCCTGATATTCTACCTACACCTTGACTTCTTAAAGTTCCATCACAACATTTTCTTGAGTATGTACCATCTTTACACATACAACCTCTTCTGCTACCATTTGGAACAGCGTTTCCTACAGTTTCATTTGTTTTTCTCATAGTTATTTTTTAGGCACACAGTTAGGCACTAATACTCCGTTTTTATCTTTCATCCCTATTTGTTCATATCCTGCTTGACAAGGATTATCGTCATTTAAATCTAATTCACCAAGCTCTCTTAGTTTGCCTCTTGACCAGTTTAATCCTGCTTTACCACCCCATAATAAATATGATATAGTTCCACAAGCTTTACTGTCTCCAGCATCATAATAAGTTTCTGCTCTACTTAAATAACTGTACATTCTCTTAATCGTCGACACACTCAATTTCTCACCTCTTGACAACTGCTGAGCTCTTATTTTTCCTACGCTTGTAGCACATTTATTATTTACCTTTTTGTTAAGCTCAATACCTCTTTTTGCGTTATTTCTAACACCACTTCCGTAATCGCTATATGTAGCAAATTCATATTTGTTATCTAGTATTGAATTGGCAATTTCTAATAGTATTTCTCTAGCTTCCTCTTCATTGTCTATTTCATTTATCTTACTCATAGCAATTTTATCAGTAAAATATCCTTCTATAGAAAATCCTTTTACTAAACCTGTTTTAACATAGTTATTCCAAACCTCATCATTGTTTACCTTCATAGAAACCATCCAAGTACCTATTGGTAAATCCATATTGTACTTTCTTGATTTATCGTGTACATCGTCTTCTATAATCCAAGATTCAACTACAGATAGCCCATACAATTCAGCTTGATGCTCTAATGTAGATTTGTTTTGATTTCCTCTCATTAAGAACAATTCAGATGCTTTTCTTACAGTATCTTGACTAAAGAATATATAATATTCATCTTCTCCGTTACGTCTATAAATATTCTTGTTAGGAACTAAAGCAGCACCCATTAATATTTTCTTTTCTTTATCTACTTCAGCTAATTTTATTTCATGCTGTTTAGATAATGCAATAAAGTTTTCTTCTATTGCTGGCTCATCTACAATAGATATAGCTTCTATCCCAGATAGTTCTTGTTCTTCGTCTATAAGTAGTTCTACTATTTTCATATTGAATTTATTTTAATAATTAACCGACTGATGCCGTGTTTGTAATATTTCTTTCTAATTCTTGAGCTGATGTTATTTCTTTGCTAACAACAAACGCCTTTAAAGGTTGCCCTGTTACACCTGCTAATGTGGTTGCTAATTGACTTACACCACCAGCACCTACTACATTAAAGTCAGGAGCTTGCACTTCTCCTGCTTCTCCTGCTTCACCGCCACCACCTAAAGATGTTCCTACAGATGATTTACTTTTAATTGCGTTTATACCTCCTGCTGCTGCTGCAACTATACCAGCAATATTTATTCCTGCACTAATGTTATTTGATAACCTTCTTACTCTACTTTTTGTAATAGCTGTAGGGTCTCCTAACATAGCTCTGGCTTTACCTGCTGCTGAAATTATCTGATTACTTTCTTTAGTTTTAACAATTACTTTAGCTATAGCTTCAGCTTTTTCTGTTATAATTGCTGCTATTTTAAAACCGTCATCTAAATCTCCTAAAGCTTTAAATCCTTGACTAATGGATTTCGCAGCATCAAAATAACCTTCTCTTATTGCAACTCTAGCTTTTGTTTCAGCTTTTTCTGCTTCTGTTATTTGTTTTGCCTTATCTATATAAGCATCACCAAAATCATTCAACTCATCTTTTCTCTCTTTTACACCTTCTGATAAAGCTTCCATAGCCATTATTTGTTGACTTGTAAAACCTTGTAAATAGAATTCGTTAGTTTCTAATCCAAATCTAAATAACTTAAGCAGTTCTACAGATTCTCTTTTTACTTCATCTGATTTTCCACCTAAAAAAGCAATGTTAGTTAAGTCTTCTATTTTTTTCAATACAACATTTGAATCTTTTATTACTTCAGAACTAAAAAAGTTAAAGCTTTCTTTTAGCTCTTCAAATGTCTTTTCTCTACTGTTTATAATTGCCTTTCCTGATTTGGTGTATGTTACATCTATAGCTTTTGTTGTTCTTATTTCATTTTCTTTTAAAAACTCTGTAATTGCTTTTGTTTGTTCCTCTTCATCTTTTATGTCTTGTATATTTTTTATTCTTCGTCTTTTTGATAATAATTCTGAGTTGTCTTCAACTAATTTGTCTATTTCTATTCTTGATGCTTGAGCAATCGCATATAAAGCTATTTTTTCTCTTACACTATCAAGATTTTCTCCATATCTAAAATCCTCTTCTCTTAAATCTGGAACTAATTTTATTAACTCTTTAGTTATGTTTTTTCTTTCTTCTTCAGTAGTGTTAGTGTCTTCTAATATTTTTACATATTTTTCAGCAATAAACATATTGGCATTTAAAGAATCTAGTGATTTAGATAATTCTTTGTTTGATTCTGCTGCTTTTTTAGCAGCCTCATCCATTCCTGTAAAGAAATCTAATATTTTTGGACCAAATGAAATTAATAACTGAACGCCAATTAGTATTCCTCCCATTCCCCACAATGACCTTCCTAGCTCTTTTAATGATGCAACTACACCTCCATTAGTTTCTGCAAAACTAGAGAACAAAGTAACAACCTGAGACAAGTTGTTTGCAATAGCAGTAAACCCATAAGATGCATCTGAAGCTAAACGACCTGTTTCTAAAAGTATAGCGTTATTTAAACCAGACTGTGCTCTACCTTGTTTTGTAACTTCTGCTGCGTTTAATTCTGCTCTTGCCTTTGCTTCAGTTGCAATTTGAGCTTGTTTAGTTAATAGTTTATATTTTTCAATCTCTACATTAGTAGGTTGTAATGCCTGAAAATATTTTTGTTGTGCTCTAGTAACACCATCAACAGATTTAGATATTTGATTTGACTTTGCTGCTACATTTTTATCATCAAGTATTACTTGAATAAGTATTTTTTTACTTGCCATATCTTAATCTTTTAAGTTGTTCTTTCATTTGTTTAAAGTCTTTTACAGCTAAATATTTACCTTTTGCAATTTCTATATTTTTTCCTGCTCCATACCAATCAGAAGCGTTCAATAAGTCGAGCACGTTTTTTATCATAATTATAATTTGTTTAATAATTCTAATTCACTTACTTCAGTTTTAAAGTTTGTGCTTATAGAATTAATCGTAAATGTTCTATCTTGTATCACAAGCTCATCATTTAATCTATAGTTAACTAATATATCTGTTGGCAAATATCCTTTCAGTTTATATATTCTTTTCTTTTCCTCAAAGATTCCGTTAATATAATTAGTGTAAAACTTTTTAAACAAAGAGTTGGTATAACCGTTTTGACTATAATTAGTTAAATTCCATTCATCTATTTCATCATCAAAGTTAATTGTAAAAGCAGCAGCGGTTGATGTTGTGCCGTCTTCATTAGTGTTAGAAGGTCTATAATATTGTGTTATTTCTATAGGAGTGCCATCTGAAATCCATTTAATTCCTTTCCCAGTATTTATATTTTCTTGTATTGCATAAAATACAAGTGGTTTAGTTAGTACTGGAGAATAGTCGCCTGTAGCTGGAGTTACATCAGTTTTAGATTCAAAATCTCCATCTGCTGAATAACCCCACAATATATCAGTTATGTATGGAGCGGGAGAAGTTATATCTCCATAAGGACTAATTTCTCCAATATTGTAATTTTCTCCACTTTGCATAATATCTGCACTTAAAGAAATAGTAGTGTTACTATCTATAGATAAAATAATAGCAGTAGTATTGTCTGTTGTATTATTAACAACATCTCCTATCGCAACGGTAGTTGTAAAGGTTTTTGTACTATCAATAAGTTTATTTGTTGTAGTTGAAGTTGTAGTTCCAGAAACTTTTGAGTCGTTTGATTTATTTTCATCAATAATTCTTTCAAACTTCATGTGTTCAAAAGGGACTTTAACTTCATATTTAGTTCCTCTATCTACAAACGTAGGTTTTACTTCTTCGTTACCAAAGGTCTCATTAAATTGTTCTAAATGATTTATAGATAATAAAGTAGATGGCTTTTCATACTCAAAATTAATTTGATTATATTCAAAAGCTCTATCTATAGTTAATTGTTTTGTGTCTATATGTTTTGTTATATCATAACTACCTTCAGATGGATTGTTTACCGCATCTAAATAAAAGTTATCTAAAGTATCTACATATATTTTTCCAAAGTCCGTATCAGCGACATCATCAATATAGTATGCTGTTAAATTAAACATCTTGAATAATCCTGTAAGAAAATCAATAGTTTTAATTTTAGGTACATTATCTGTTATTATTATTTCACTCGTTGTGGCTATACTTGCTCCAGTTCCTCCTATGTTAAATACAGCAGTGTTTGTTCCTGTAGGAGTTTGTGTTATAGGGTCAAGTATATACTCTGTCATATTCAAACTGGGTGTAAAAGATAAAGTATCGTTAGATTCAACAATCCATTTAATTTTATAATTTACCAATTCAAATGTTGATATTAATTGAACAGTCATACTTCTTGATGCTGATGCTGCTGATGCTAATTGAGCAAGTGTATTTCCAGTAACATAATCAACAGCTTTAACGCTATAAGGTATGTTTTGATTTGCTCCTATTGTAGTTATTGTTAATTCTGCGTCATAACGTCTTGTATGTCCCGATGTTGATACAGTCCAAGTGTCTCCAGTTATATTAAAGACTAAGTCACCAGAAGAATAACCCCAAGCACCACATATACGGCTTAATATTTCTTTTTGATTTACATCTCCCCCTATAGCTCCTTTATTTCTACTTAACCAAAGAAATAAATTACTAAATGGAGTACCAGATGTTGTGTTAAAGAAATCTCTTGTAAAAGATATATTATATTTACTTTCTATAGCTTCAATAATAGCCATACACTTTATAGCTGGTTTTAAATCTTCAAAAGCTAATCCAACACCGTTTTGTGATGTGTTGTAATATAAATTGCCGCTATAATTAGGGCTAGATTGAATAGAATCATAGTAAAATCTTTTAGTGTGAGATATTAAAGGATATATTATTTTACCAGAAGACAATCCACTTTGAAGTCCTGTTTTGACATTTGTATTTGTATAATTGTGAGTATAATCGTCTAAATCTTCTAATTGACTTAGTTCGTCTTCCCCAAGTAAATCTTTTAAGTTTATAGTATTGCCATAAAAAATAACTTCATAAGAAAAAGGTTTATTATCCTTCATCTTAACATTATTAAGAGAAATCTTGCCTCTTCTAAATGGAGAAAAATCTAATTCCATTACGGCATCTTTTCTGCTTCTTGCATCAAAACCATTATCAATATTATAATTATACCAATGTTGAAATAACCTGTTGTTAGTTTTAGAGGCAGGTAATGTAAATGTTTGACTAAAGTCGGTAAATACTTTTTGTATGTCTCTTACATCTTGTATTTTAGATGTTAATGAAATAGTTTCATCATTAAACATATCTACTCTCTTATAGACGTCATCATTATTTTTTATGTATAATACTATTTTTTGCATTATAAAATATTATTTATTTTATCATAAGCATAGTCAAAAGATAAAGTATAACTAATAAGTTTATCGTTAACTGACTTCTTGAATTGAAGGCTATTAGATTTAAGGTTAATTGGCAAAGTATTTGTACCGTCATAAATCCAAACTTGTTCTGCAAGCAACATCTCTCTTACAACTTCATTATGGTCTTCGCTATAAAATCCTGAATTAACAGTTATTGATTCTTTTCCATTTGCCATAAATTTCTTTTCTTGATGCTTGCTTAAAGCATAAGATGGTGTACTACCAGAGTTTTCTATATCTAAAATATTATTTTTGAATTGTTGTGAGGTAATGTTTATGTTAGTCATGGATTTCTTAAAGAACCATAAGTTTTGCAGTGCTCCGTATTTATTATAGAATATTATATTTAGTGGCGTGTATTTAGGTTCACATACTTTTTTTAATGTTATTATAACGTCATCTGGATAATCTGTACTGTCACTAGATATAGTTACCGTGTCTCCGTCTGATAAATATTCAGTATCAGTAAGTATTAAATATTGTATTTTTTGATTTGTATTTCCGTTATCTGTTATTTCTTGGTCTTCGTCTCCATCTCCCCAGTTAACATCATAAGTGTCCCAAAAATCATTTGCCTCGTTCCAATTTACATTAGCTCCAGCATCTGTATCTAAAACAGCTGTTACCGTTGCAGCTTCTGCATAAATAGGAATCTTTATATCAGCACCATCATTATAATAAACCGTAGTATTGTGTTGAAGCACCATAGGTGTTGTGTATTGAACACTTCTAGGATTGGTGCCATCTTCAAAGTAACCATAACCATCTATGCCTAAGAAACTAGATGTGTTTGTATCTTGAGAGTTTACTTGAACTATAGTTCCTGATGAATCATAAATAGTAATGTCTGCATCTATCCATAAAGTGTCAGTTGCGTAGTTATTATACTCTGTTTCCATAAAATCTCTTGCAAGCTC